AAAAGCACACACCCTGAGCGGGCTGTCCACAGACAGATAGCGCGCACTTTTGTAAAAGATAGATGTGCAAGATGCGGCAGTACAAAGCGGCTTGAAATGGATCATATCATACCGTTATGTGTCGGCGGAACAACAGAAGAAATTAATTTACAAGTGCTATGTTATGATTGCCATGTAAAGAAAACGGCATATGAGCGCACAATATTCCCCAATGCCTTTAAGGTGTACAAGAAACGTCCAAAAGAGCAGGATAATGGGCAGATCACTTTTATGGAGGTTGATACAGATGAGTAATCCATACAAGACCATATATGAACTGCGGGAGACTATCGCAGAGTTATCAGAGAGATGCAGAGAACAGGAAGCGGATATTGAAGAACTGCTTAAAGAACGTGAGTGGATTTCTGTCAAGGATGAGATGCCACCTGAAGATGAAGCTGTATTAGCGTGGAATAAAGAAGGTTTTCCGATGATTGATGTTTGGTCGGGCAAAATGTGGGGCTATGCATGGACGGTTGACGAAATATCACACTGGATGCCGCTTCCACAAAAGCCCGAAAGTGAGGTTGATGCAGAATGAAATGTACCTTATGTGGTGAGGAAACCGAGAAAACATATTGTGTTCTTGATGATGCTCCTTCATTTCGGGCTGTATGCAGACGATGTGCGTTATATTTGGGAGAAACAGACACGGTTTGCTATGATTGCAGAAAATGGCTCGGTCGTACAGCATACGAACTTCGTAGGATTTATTACTGTGAGCAATGCTTCTTGCGGAAAGCAGAAATAAAGAAAGGATGATGCAGAATGACTGTACAATACTGTGACCGCTGTGGTATGACTATGAATGCGGAATATATGTCTATAACATACAAGCTCAGGGTAACTACCACCGCATATGAAAAAAGCCTTTGTGAAGTGTGTGCGTATAAATTCTTTGACTGGCTTGCTTGTGAGAACATCGAGGACAGGCTTGAAAGGATAGCAGACAGACTTGAAAAGATGGTAGGTGATGATCATGTTTGCAAAGGATAAGTACGACAGGTACATTAACATTGACAGGTGCGACGTGATAGAGGTGGTCGCCAATGTTCACGTCACCGATGCGGACGATGTAGGCCTTGCGGACGGGCTGTACTGTGCGGTCAGGGCTACGCAAGGGTGTGATGCCTGGTATCTGCACTATGAGCCCTACGGCGGCAGCACCTACACCGATGCATGGGGACGGTGCGCACGATGGCTCGATGAGCTCATGGAGGCGGTGACAAGGTGAATGTACAGCGCAAGCTGATGGAGGTCAGACAGGCTCAGCTTCGGTACATACTTGCAAAGGAAAAGGCGGAGCAGTTCGATGCCATGATCTGCTCCCCCGCTCCCACTCAGGGCGGCAGCGGCGGCAAGAGCACGAAGGACAACTTCACGGAGAAGATGCTCGTCAAGGCGGCGGCATACCATGAAGAGGCCGAGGAGCTGCTCAGGGCGGCGGTCATGCAGAGGGAGATCGGCGAGGGATATGCCAAGATGCTGGTCAATCTGACGGAGAAGGAAGTCATAACGCGGCGGTACATCATGGGGCAGTCATGGGAGACCATATGCAACACGATGCGCTACTGTCAGCGGCAGATAATGAGGATACACAAGCGGGCACTGGAAAAACTGGAAAAGATGTCATTGAATGTCAGTAAGTTTTTGTGATATAATATACAATAGCAGAGCGTACCGCAATGGTGCGCTCTATTTTTGTAAGGAGGTGAGGGCATGGCAAATGAGAAGAACCTGAGACCATTCACATCGGAGCAAAGCCGTGAAGAAGCCGTGAAAAACGGGTCGAAGGGCGGGAAAAAGTCAGGTGAGGCAAGGCGAAAGCGGCGCACATTCAAGGTCGTGCTCGATGAGCTCCTTGTCCGAGGCATAACATCCGAGGAAGACCTCGCAATGGCCGAGGATTTCGACCTGAAAGGCGAAGTGACGCAGGAACAGCTTGTCATGTGCGGCCTGCTCAAGCGGGCAAAGCAGGGCGATGTGGCGGCGTGCCGTCTTATACTGGAGATAACCCGCGATGATGAAAAGCTCAAGATAGAAAAGGCAAAACTCGGCATTGACAAGGAAAAGCTCAAGATGCTCAAGGATAAGGACGGCGGCGAGGAGCTCGACAAGCTCGACAGCATTCTCGACAAGCTCACAGGTGATAATGCATGATGTGGTCGGACAAGCAGCGGGAGTTCTTCCGCGAGGGGCAGCACAGATGGAACATCAAGTGCGGTGCAACGAGATCGGGCAAGACATACATGGACTACTACCTGATACCCAAGCGGATCAGGGCGGTCGCAGGGCTTCCCGGGAAGGTGCTCATCCTGGGCAACACCAGAGGCACTTTGCAGAAGAACATCATCGAGCCGCTCCGTGACATATGGGGCGGCAGGCTCGTCTCGGACATACGGCAGGACAACACGGCGATGCTCTTCGGCGAGAGATGCCACTGTCTGGGAGCGGACAAGGTCACTCAGGTGGACAGGATCCGCGGATGCAGCGTCAAGTACTGCTATGGTGATGAGGTCGTGACATGGCACCCGGAAGTGTTCAACATGATCAAGAGCCGTATGGACAAAAGCTACTCGAAGTTTGACGGCACATGCAACCCTGAGGGGCGGACACACTGGTTCAAGCAGTTCATGGATTCCGCTCCCGAGAGGGGCATAGACCTGTATATGCAGGCATACTGCCTCGATGACAACCCGTTCCTTCCTGCTGAGGTGGCAAATGCTATCAAGGCGGAGTATTCGGGGACGGTATACTACAACCGTTATGTGCTCGGCGAATGGACGAACGCAGAGGGGCTCATATACCGCTCTTTTGCGGACGATACGGAGAAGTTCGTCATTGACAAGCTCGACCCGTCTGAGCTCCTCTTTGCCACCATCGGCGTGGACTTTGGCGGCGGGTCATCAGCCCATGCGTTCAACTGCACGGCATATGCAAAGGGCTTCAAGTACATCGTGACGGTGGCGGACTACAGGCGCAAGGATGCGGCGACGCCCATGCAGCTATATGAGGACTTCTTCACCTTCGTGGGACTGTGCAGGGAGCGGCTCAGGGGCGTAACGCTTGTTGATGTGTACTGCGACAGTGCGGAGCAGACACTCATAGGCGGCCTCAGAGCAGAGGCGGCACACAGGAAGTCGGGCATAGAGATACACAATGCGAGGAAATACCCCATAAACGACCGTATACGCTTCTACTGCATCCTTCACGGGACAGGCAGGTACAAGATACTGCGGTCATGCAAGGACACTGTAGAAGCGTTCCAGACGGCTGTATGGGCGGACAAGGCGACGGCAGACGTGAGGCTCGACAACGGGACAACGAACATCGACAGTCTCGATGCTCAGGAATACAGCACGGAGGCATTCATGAAGGACATGGTGAGGATATGACCGACAAGGAGATAGCAAGGTTCAGTGCGCCCGTGATACAGGCGTACAGGGACATGGAGGATGAGCTGCTGCGGCTTATAGCAAAGCAGATCGCCCGGGACAAGAACGTATCCGATACATCGGCGTGGCGCATACGGCAGCTTGCGAGGGCGGGAGAGATAAACCAACAGGCTCTTGCAATAATAGACAGCTATGCGGGCGGCATATCCTCGGAGATAGCCGAGGCGATACTGGCGGCAGCTGAGGGCGAGGTCGGCACACTGGATGCGGCGATGCTCAACCTCCTGTCTGAGAAGGGCAAAATGACCGATGAGCAGCGGAACATGCTCGATGCCTTCCAGAGACAGAGCAGGCAGGAGCTGAACATCGAGAACGCAAGGATCGCCGAAAGCTACGCACAGGCACTACAGGAAGACTGCAACCTTGTCAATACGGTGATGGGATATCAGACGGCCTCTGCCTATTCCGAGTGCGTGAGGGAGACGGCAGACGAGCTCGACAGGCAGGCGGTCATCAATGAGCTCAATCAAGGGTCTATGTCGGTGGTGTCGGGCACAGAGAGCCTACAGGAAGCGACAAGGCGGACACTGGAACGGCTTGCGGTCAAGGGCATACCGGGCTTTATAGATAAGGCAGGGCGTGAATGGTCGCCCGAGGCATATGTGAAAATGGACTTGCGCTCGACCATGGGCAACACGGCAAGGGCGGCGCAGGATGCAAGGTGCGACAGGTACGGCATACAGCTTATCGAGGTATCATCCCACAATGGGGCAAGGCCAAAGTGTGCACCCTATCAGGGGCGGATATTCTCCCGGAACGGGACGGCAGGAACGACAACCGACCTTGAGGGCAACAGGATATCATACATTTCCCTCTCTCAGACATCATACGGCGAGCCGGACGGTCTCTTCGGAATCAACTGCGGGCATCAGCAGTACCCTTTCATCCCGGGCGTGAGCATGCGGACATACTACCCATATCCCGAGGATCAGAACGCCGAGCGATATCAGCAGACCCAACAGCAGCGTGCAATGGAGCGCAAGATCAGAGCCGACAAGCGCAAGTGCATGATGATGCAGGAGACGGGCGATGAAGAGGGCTTGAAAAAGGCGGCGGGCAAGCTGATGGCGGACAAGGACAGATACAGGGACTTCTGCAAGGAGACAGGGCTCGGTGCGCACATGGAGAACACACAGGTGTACGGATATGACAGGAGCAAGTCCATGAAGACGGTGTGGGCTAACCGTACAAAAGGCAGCGGAAACGGCGGAAGTGCTGCCAATAGTACAGGAGTGCCCGCAAGAATGTAGTCATAGAGATCGCATTTGGACGGGCGGAGCTCTATGAACCTGACACAAAATCAATAAGGCACAACCGCACATCATACGATGTGCGGTATTTTTATACAGGGAGGCATGAGCATGGAAACGCCGGAAACCAAAGGAGTGATGAATATGGTCATCAAATTAAACGGAAAGGTCATCAAAAAAATATTACAGCTTCATTTTTCGCCCGAAGAATGTTTTGTTGAATATGCCGATACTTTGGGCGGTGCTGAGGTCGTTGTGAAAATAACCTTTGACCCCGACACATCAACGTTTGAACTTATCAGTTGGTAGCAAGCAGCAGGTACAGACAAGTGCAAAGCCGCGCATCTGAGGATGTGCGGTATTTTTATACACTATCGCAAGGAGGAACAGGATGAACATTGACAAGCTCAGGGCGGCGTATGACGACATCCCGCCCGACAACGGATTCTATCAGTGCATTGACAGGTGGGCGGCTGTATACGAGGGCAGGCCTGCATGGAAGAGCGTGAAGAAGGCAGGGTTACAGGCAAACAAGGGCGGCACAAGGCAGCTGAACATGCTCAATGTGGGCAAGGTGCTCTGCGATGAGCTGGCACACAGGGTATTCGCCGAGCAGGTGGAGATCACCGCAGGGAACGAGATATACGACGCATATCTCACGGACTTCCTTGACAGGCAGGGCTTCTGGCGGCAGATGCCCCGACACCTTGCAAGGGCTTTTGCCGAGGGCGGCATGGTGATACGCGAATACATCGACGAAGGACAGGTACAGCTTGACTATGTGGAGGGGCGGCAGTTCTACCCGACACAGTGGAACGGAAAGGACATCACGGGCGGTGTGTTCGTTACACAGACGGCAAAGGACGGCTACTACTACACGCTGTACGAGCGTCACAGCTTCGAGAACGGCGTGACGAAGGTATCGCACAAGCTGTTCAGGAGCGGTCAGGAGGGCAGGCTCGGTGATGAAGTACCAGTGGATGTACTGTACGACTTTGACCCCGCTCCCGAGACAAGCGTGCCGCTGATCCAGTACTACGCGCCGAACATAGCAAACAACAAAGACACGGCACTGCCGCTCGGTATATCCTGCTTCGCGAACGCACTTGACACGCTCCGCTCCCTCGACATAGCCTTTGACAGCCTTGTCAGAGAGTTCATACTCGGCCGCAAGCGCATAATCGTGCCTTCCTCATGCATCCGCACGGTGGTTAATCCCGACACGGGAGCGGTAGAGAAGTACTTCGACAGTGACGACGAAGTATATCAGGCTCTCAAGTGCGATGAAGACAAAGACCTGCGCATACAGGACAACACAATGGAGCTGAGGGTCGAGGAACACTCTCAGGGCATCACGGCTCTGCTGAACATCCTGTGCTTCCAGTGCGGGCTGTCTGCGGGCACTCTGTCCTTTGAGGGGTCAAGCGGCGTGAAGACAGCGACGGAGATCATCTCCGAAGAGAACAAGACCGCCATAACGATGAAGAACTACAAGAACCTTCTCGCAGAGACGATACAGCAGACATGCACTGCGGTCATCGAGCTTGCCCAGGCGACGGGAGAGATACCCGAGGGCGACTTCAACATCGTGATAGGCTTCAAGGATAACATCATAATCGACGATAATCAGCTCATCGAGAACAACATAAATCTTGTGAACGCAGGATTGAAGTCGAAGGTATCAGCAGTGATGGACGTGCTCAAGTGTGATGAAGAGACCGCAAGGCGTGAGCTCGAGCGCATAGCAGAGGAGAGCACGATACCCATGCCTATGATGTGAGGGTGACAGCATGAATTACGGAATGCCATATCAGGGCAGCAAGAATAAAATCATGCGGTGGCTTATGGATGTACTGCCGCCTGCAGATGTGTTTGTTGACCTTTTCGGGGGCGGCGGTGCTGTATCTCATGCCGCACTGTTATCAGGCAAATACAGGCGCGTGATATACAACGAGTTAGAGCCGCTTGTAGCAAAAGGCTTTGACATGGCTGTACATGGTAAATTCAAGGGTGAGGATAGATGGATAAGCCGTGAGGATTTTTTCAGGCTAAAAGATACAGATCCATACGCGGCTATCTGCTTTTCGTTTGGGAATGATAGACGTGGTTACGCATACGCGCCTGAGGTTGAACCGTGGAAAAAGGCAGTACACTATGCGCGAAAATTCGGCGATTTTTCAGAATTTGCAAAGTTTGGCATACATACGGACGGGTCAAGGGCTGATATAAAGGCGCACAAAGACGAATACAAAGCCTTATATATCAAATGGTACATGAAAAATGTCATGCTGTCCGACAAAGAATACAACATCAAAAAAGACGAACTGGAACGCAATATCAGGGCGGAAAGTGAACGCCTGCGGACATATCTGATAAATGCGCGCAATGCGGCGGGTATATCATCAACAACAGTTGACAAACATCTTGGCACAAACGGCATGGCAGGTCACTATTTCGGGCGCAGTCAGTGGGAATTTCCAACGCGGGAGAACTACATAAAAATGCAGGAGATAATGCCCACACTGGATAGGGATTTCGATGATGTGGTAGGCTTATCGACATTATGGCAAAGTCTGCAAAGTCTGGAAAGG